CGGAAGAATTAACGTTGTCAGATACTGCAATAGCAATTCCGCCAGACGCACTAACGACTCCTAGTTTTCCTGCGCTTGGTGGGTTTCCACCAATAGTTGTTGTTCCACTCGCATCAATCACAAACGGACTTGAATCAGGATTAGCCTCGTCCTCAACAGTCAAGGCGTTACCAGCGCCAAGTTGCGTAATCCGTAACCCAGTAGAAGCACTATTAGCCGCAATAACTGTAGCACCATCGTCAGCAATGGTTACGGCTGAGTTTTGGATAATCTTGCCTGTTGTGCCATCGTAGCGAGCCACAGCGTTATCCGTAGCCGATGCAGGACCGTACACATCACCCGATGCAGCACTAGACCAAGACAACACGCCCGATCCGTCTGTAATCAACGCTTGACCGCTTGTACCGTCATCTACGGGTAAGGTAAGGGTGTAGCTAGTAGCAATCGTACCAGGGGCTTGTAGGGCTACATACTGCCCTCCTGTTGTGTCTTGTAGGCGCAGATCACCTTGGGCTGTAATGTCTACTTGCGTAGCTACTACAGTAGATGGAGTTGTAGCACCGATAGTAGTACCGTCTACCGTACCGCCGTTAATATCTGTTGTGGTAAGTACGGACGAGCCTAGGGTTACCACACCCGTAGAGTTAGCAATAGAACCCGCAGCCGTACCGTCTTTAGCCTTGAGGTTTGTAGCCTCTAGGTTAGTAGTATCTACAGTAGTAGAGTTAACGGTAGTAAGCGTAAAGGTATCTCCCGATGCGCCTGTCTGCATATCCTTAAGTTGAGCCATAAGCTCACGGATAGCATTGTTAATACCGGATGGAGCGCAGCCTTCTGCAATGTCGATACCGTCAATGTCGGTGTTATCGCTTGGTGTTGCGCTGAACTCACTGATTTTTGTGCGACTCATATTTATTCCCCTAACAAACCTTTTGTTATCATGCGCTCTAAAACGGAGCGAGGTACGTTACCAAATTGCGCCCGAATATCTGCGGGTATATTTTCTTCCAATCCCCTAAAAGCTCGTGCAAGCAAGCCCTCATCCGGAGATACAGCGCCTAATTGTCTGCGAGCAACAATTGAGCGTACTGGCTCAGATGTAAGCGCCTTGGATGCGATGTAAGGGATTCCTTCAGCCGCAGCCGCACCTAACGCAGCCATATACGGGTCTTGAGTTACCAAACCCGTAGCGCCACCACCAAGCATAGCCGGAAGTCCTGCGACCTTTTTAATAAGTCCGGTAGCCTCCGCACGCTCTGTTGTGCCGCTAGATGGAAGCACATTAGGTACAGCTTTAGAACCCATAGCTGCGGCTTCCATTTCTGTTCCACGCATACCATAGTCTGACTTACGGGCTAAGGCGTTAGCTAGTTTAGGACCGCTTACTATCCCCGTATTTGGGTCAAGAGCTTTGTCTACAGTAAACCAATTGGATAATGTAGAGCGACCGCTTTTAAACTGATCCAAAATATCAGGAGATACATTTAGATTACCTGACTGTAATTTGCGCTCAATGGCGTTCTCAAACTCAGACCGTAATTGACTGTATGCGCCTGTGGTAATTTTGCCTTCCTTACTTGCTTGAAACAAGTTATCAGAGATAGCTTTTAAGCCTTGATACATTGTATCGCCATCTATAGGCTTATTAGTAAAGCCTTTGTATTCCTGAATAATCTTAATAGCTTTGTTTACATCCTCGCCACGCTGAGATGTTGGCAATTTCCCCAAGTCGTATAGGATTTTGTCCATTGAATTGCGGAAATCAACATCTAGCGTAGTTTTTGGTACTTGAGTCAATGAGCTATAGTTTTTAAACGCATCGTCATACGCAGACTTCATAACAGCCGGAGTAATTTCTGTACCCGTTGGGATACCGATAGCTCTTGCTGCCACCTCATTTACTACATTTTGGTTGGAACGAGCTAATTCAGCAAATGGACCGCCCGATAACGGCATGGCTTTTAAGCCTTCCTCAAGCATCCTACCTGTACGGCTACCTGTCATTTGAGCAGGGCTATATTGCATACCCGCCTCAATACCACGCTTTGCCGCTTCTGCCTGTTGAGCCGTTAACTGAGTCTCTTTTGGAGGCGCTAGACCTAACGCACGCAAAACTGGCTGTGCAACACCGCTAACTAATGCAGACGATCCTGTGCCTACAGCACGCTCTGCCTCGCTTGCGTATGGGTAAGTTTGAGCCAATGCAGCACCGCCTACAGCAGCCTGTGGGACTGTTTTAGGCGCCATAATCGACTGTCCGGCATACTGCAATGCGCTACCAATTTTAGGAGCTACCGCACCGATTGCCGACCCGATACCACGCAAAGCACCGCCAGCGCCTACCATGCTACCAATATCTACTCCCGCACCGCCTATATATTCGGAAATAGACTTAGGCTCATTTCTGCCATATTCAGGGCTAAACACAGAACGGTTAAATTGCACGCCTTCCTGAAACTTACGCACATCCTCTTGCGGGATCATGCCAAGAGCGCCTTGTGCAGACATAAGCGTACCCTGTACACCTTCTCCTGCTTGACGAAAACGCTTCTGTGCGCCTGAGATCAAGTCCTGTGCAATAGTTGTTTCTGGTATTGCAGCAGCCGTAGCTGTTTGTGCTTGCCGAGATTGTTGTAACGCCTTTTCGTAAGCCGAATATTGATCCGCAGCCTCTATGATAATTGGCTCTGAATCAGGCGTTAGCTGAATACTAAATTTGCTCATAATTATCCTTTAACGTACTTCACGGATGATAACTCCGGCAGGAATAGGATCAACACGCATTGCACGCAATTGCGTAGCAGCATCCGGTTGCATATTAGAAAGCATATCGACTTTAGCGTTATGCGACTGAATGCGAACCTTTGCACGTTTATCAAGAGTGTTAATAAGAGCGTTAACTTCAGGTGCGGTAAATTTAGTAATGTCACCGCCCGATGCTTTACGCAAAATTCCACGCTCGCCCTCTGTCAAAGCACCTTGACCACGCATCTGACTTGCAGCATCCAACTCTAACTGAGCTAGGTTTTGCATTGCTACCGCTGTGTTTTGCAATACTTGAGTATTGTTTGATCCACCCACGCCTAGCTTTTGTCCAATCTGACCCAGCAGAATTTGTACATTAGCGCCTGGCCCTGAAATCACGTTATCAAGCAATGGCTTAATATCGTTAACCGTTTGCAATGTACCGACAGCGCCCTGTGCAGACTTGTAGCTATCTGCCAAGTCGGTGACTTGTTGGGTGGCTAATGTCTGACCAAATGTCTGACCGTATTTAACGCTTACGCTTGGCGCTCCGGCTTGTGCTACAGCTAATTTCTGTCTAATAGCAAAGTCATTAGCTTGTTGGCGCTGCTCAGGTGTCAATTTAGACACATCTGCCGTACCAAACAGGTTAAGCGCTGCGTTACCAATCTCACCCGTAAACGCAGCAGTTTTACCTTGCAATTGTTCAGATAGTTTTAAGTATGTGTTAGCGTTTTTAGGATCAAGCAATGCCATCTTTTGCAACTTAGCAATTTGTGCGGCAGCATCACCACCCTGTCCACCTTGGCCTGCACCCATGCCGCCCATAGTACCCATCATTTCCTGTTGGATAGCTTGTTGGCGAGCCTGTTGTAGTGCCTGTTGCGACATTTGCTGACCGGACATAACGCCCTGTCCTAATGCCTGACCTAACGAGGTAGGAGTAAGGGATGGGCCACCAGCTTGCAATAATGAAGTACCAAGTCCTAATAGACCTGCTTGCTTTGCACGAGCCATAGGGTCTTGATCGTCCCCCATGCCGAGCAATCCGCTAATAAAGTCTGCCATATCTACCTCAGATTAAAGATTGTGGACGTTTCATTTGTTGCATTTGTTGCAACTTCATTATTTCGTCAAAAGGATTCAGGATATTAGGAGCTTGCCCACGCCGAATTTGTGGCGCAGGAGCTTGACCCTGCATTTTTTGCTGTTGCATCTGCATAGCTTGTTGCATCATGCTATAAGGATTTTGTTTTCCTGCACTAGCTTTCTGCGTAGCAATCAAATTCATAATGTCATCTTTCGACATATCCTGAATTTGGCTCATATCCGGCGTGCCATCTGGGTTAAACATTCCTGACATAATTTACCCCAAGAGTCCAAGTAATCCCGCACCTGCGCCGATACCTGCGCCTAGTGTCCCACCGCCCAATGCCGCACCTAAGGAAGCACCACCAAGCACATTAGCGCCTTGGTTACGATAGATAGGCTGTGTGGTTTGCTGACCCATAGGAGCGCCATAAGCAGCCGACAGGAAACTTTGTAGTTTGGCTGCGGGTAGGTTCTGTTGGAAGTTATAGCGTTGCATAGCGTCTGCGAGAGCCGCTTGCTGATAGCTTTCCTGAGCCTGTCCGACTTGATACAGTTGGTTAATGTCCTGATAGTCTGCCTGAGCCATTTGTGGGCCAAGCTGAGCAGCCGCTAACTGACGCTGATAGTCAGCACCATATAAGTTACCAATGTTACCCATTGCAGCCTCTTGGCGTGCTCGTTCGGCATCGTAATTCTGATAGGCTAGTTTACCCGCCGTATCGGTCAGAGCCGTAGCAAATGTACCTGCCGCACGATCCTGTAGCTGACCCATTGCGCCTGAGCCGTAACGTCCTGCTCGGCTTGTATTGGATGCCACTTGTTGCATTTGGTCTTGGAATGTCGTACCCGCAGCACGAGCCGCAGCATCAAACGCACCGCTAAAGAATGGGTTGCCTGACAAGTATTGACCGCTTGCCGTACCTTGCATCTGTTGGATAGCAGGGTTAAATGTATTCTGCATTGCCCCGACAGTCTGTTGCGACTGAGGTAGTAATGGGTTTCCTTGTACGGCACGATTAGCGCCAAACTGTAGAGCCTGTTGTGTAGACTCGGTAGGCGATACATAGCCCTGACCTGGGTAATAACCAGGCACGCTAGGGTTTTGATATAGCTTTTGCGCTTCTGATAACCCATAAGCAATATAAGGTTGCATTGCTGGGTCAATCTGCTGCGTGACTACCTGCTGTGTAGGTGTGCTTGAACCACTCATTTCAACTCCTTAACCCATGTACGGGGTATAAATCCTAATTTAGTTGCGACCTTTGTCCATCCGGCTCGGTTCGTATCAAAAGTGATACGCCTCGCTCCAGTTTCTCTTGCAATCTTTTCTATCTGCTCAACACCGTCTACCAATAAATCACTTTCAACAGCCCAAGCGCACCAAACATGGCAAGTATCTCCACTTGGTTCAAGGATAAAAAACCCGTCAGCGTTGCCATTTTCCGATTTAACCAGCCATATATGCGCTTGCTGATACATCGTTTTGGCATATACATCCTCAGGCATCCAATCCTCTGGGGACTTCCGCAAGATTTTGTTGAGTCCAAACTTAATAAAATCCCAATTCTGCTTGATCGTGGCGAGCGTGACATATTCGTATCTCATCCGACTATTACATACCCGTAAGTTTTGTTAGCTGTTGAGTTTGCAAAATGTGAAAGGGTAGCGCTTCCATACGTCTGTGCGGAAATGTACACATTTGAGTACGATAGCGGAGCAACATACTGTAGGGTAGCAATGACAGACGGAGTAGCGGGTCTTGTAGGCGTTGTTTGTGCAGCTATGTATTGCAGACTAACCGTGGTGCTTTCTGTAGACCAAGCCATCTCGATATAATCGTTAGCCTGTAGCTCAAAGTAAAAGTTAACCGCAAACACCGAGCGTCCGTCTGTCGAACCATGCTTAGACGGGATCGTTAATTCTGTATTGCTGTTAACTATTGCCGAACCGTTTTTCTTAAACCAGACCGATACGGCATGAGCTTGCGAGTCTGTATTCGTAAATTGAATACTTGTTTGAAAGTTATAAATACCGTAATTCTTAACGGTTAACCTAGAACTACTTACTACGCTTATACCGTTAGCAAAGTCTGTAGTGTTGTAGGTTACTTGGTACTCTGTGTTAGCTGCCGCAGCGTTTTGGTCTGTAAGGTCTTGAAACGACCCGTAAGGCGTTGCATCCGTTTCGGCAGCATCAGATGTAGGGATAACAATAATAACGCTGTCAGGGCTTATACGCTCGTTGTAGATGGTAGTGCTTGTGGCATCTCCCGTAGCAAGCGTAACTGAACCAGTATTGTTTGTTTTACCGTCCATCATGTTGTTGACAACTTCGGCAACAGCACGAGCGTCACCTCCCTGTGGAGGTAATCTACGAAACATCATCTTGCACCTACCGGAGTAGCGTCTACATCAATTGCCACTAAATGCTTCCATTGATCGCCAGTAGGTACTATTTTAAGCCTATGATAGCGTCCGACAGAGCGTAAAGAGACTCTATTTTCACTACTAGCAGGGGTCGTAGCCCCAAATATCACTTCCGTATCCAATCTGTTGCGTGAAAACACCGCTACGTTAGCCGATCCGTTGTCTACCTGTGGTCGAGCGAGTTTAACAATAGACTGTGCGCCTGATTGAAAATCTCCCGTCTGCACATCCGCTGTCTTGGGCTGTCCGGTAAATGTGTAAATTCTTGCAGCGTCTACACCAAACAATAGAATCTTGCCGCCAGACCATAAGCGGGAGTCCAAGCTAGTAGTTAGCGAGTCGATTGTCCCGTATGAGTCCAAACCTTCTAGCGTGATACTTGCGGATGCCGCTGTTGCTACAAAAGTAGTAGTCATGTCTGCGTGCGACCAGCGGTTAGTCTGCCAGTTATAAATCAGCATAGACTTCTGGTTAAATGTGTCCGTATATCCCCAGATAACAAGGTTGTTAATCGGGTCGATAGCCGCACTCATTTGGTCAAACAAGCTAGTGTTAGCGTCCTTAAAAAAGAACCGATCCACTCGCTCAGTACCGATGGGCTTAACCGTCTGACCGTCACACATATAGAACCCGTCATCCGACAGGAAGTAAGTAATCGGGCCGTACTGCACAATCGAGCGAGGCTCGTAGCATCCCAAGCTGCGGGAGATTGTGTCAAACTGAAAGAACAAAGGCGAGCCAACATAGCTCATACGGACAATTGAGCGCTCAAGCAGGATTAGCCCGAACTCGCCACCCGTAATGCCCTGAATGTCTCCACCGTCTGCAATGTCTTGAAAGTCCGACTGAGAGGTAGCGCCAGAAGTCCAATCCGTCTCATCGTTAATATCCGACCAATACACTCGGTTAGGATTAGATGCGGTACGGGAGGCCACCACAAAGTCACGCACAACAGTTACATACGATGCAGTAGGCGCAGCAGCGGCTAGATCAGCAAAGTTTGTAGATGTGCCTAGCGTCCATGCTTGTAGCTTATCCTTACCGTTAGCAGCAATCATTACCTTGCCGAACTGTGTAAAGTCCCACAGGTCTGTAGCTGTGTATGCAGTAGCGGTACGGGATACATCGTCCATATCCAAGTCCGTAGAATCGAACTTAAACAGTTTGTTAGCACCACCCGCAAATAGCGTAGTGGTATTGGAAAACTTACCGGAAAAGACTGCGATAAGGCTTTCGGATGCGCTGTCAGACAATGCGACTTCGGACGAAAACGGGCCATATCCAACAGACATAGGCACTACGTTTTTAGCTTCCGTAAGATTACCCGCCAAGCCTGGCTGATCTGGCATCCACTCGCCAAAAGTTAACCGATTCTCTGCCATGAGTTATTCCCTTGTGCCTCGTTAACCCATGTATTAGAGCTTACGGGCAATGCTGTCCATGTATCAGAACCTTGTGCATCCTGCGTCCACACATTATCGCTAGTGGCATCAGGTGTCCAAGTATTCTCGCCGAATGTCTCGTCTGTCCAATTCTCGCCTAACCGTTCGCCCAAGCAAGCAACACTAGCCGCTGCAAATATAGATGCAGCCGACAGCCAATCTGCGTATGGCAATGCAAGAACTGTTGCATTAGCAATAACACTAGCGTCTGCGCTGTAATCAGCATTGCCTAATGCGCTAATAGAAGCCGTACATAATATGCTTGCGTCCGACAATCTGACCCGTATACCGTCAGCAGATGTGCTTGCATTAGCCGATATAGAGGCTTCTGCGGAAAAAATAGCTATAGCGGTACTAGATGCTGTAGCGGTAGCCGATACGCTTGCTGCGCCCGATCTAATGCGTACTACGGTAGCTGTAGCGCTTGCGGAGGCAGAGCCACTAGCAGCACCATCAAATATGCAGGTGTTTACGGAAGTCCATATAGAACTATCAAGCGAAAACGCTAGGGTATCTAAATTACCGCCAAACAGGTCTAGCTGTTCTAGCGTATATGGGCCGCAAATATCAGCCATGTTAAGCGAGTGTTACGGTCAGGTTGCCGGATGCAATCTTAAATACGTCTCCGGTTTCAATCGTCTTGCTTGTTGTTAATGCACCGTGGTACATAAGGTTTCCGGTAGTCAGGGCATCAAAAACGCCAAACCATCCTACCGTTCCCCATACACCCGTAGCTTGTGGGAATTGAATATCTGCGTCTGTCGAGCTTGCACCGCCAGATGGCGCAGCAAATGTAGCAGACTGTCGTGCGTATGCGTTACCAGATACTTCCGTACCCGAACCTGCGTCCGTAGGGTCAGAGGTAAACAGGCCGACATATACAGTCGTAGGGGCTGTATAGGATGTGTTACGCAGCGTACCGTTGATAAGTGCGTTTTCTAAGTAATTTGAAAAAGCAGCCATATTTACCTCGATGTTAATGTCATTGTTAGAGGAACTCCGCTGTACTGTGCGGACTCATCCGATGTATTGAGGGATGCTAATCCCCGATCGTACATGGCTGCCCAGACTTGAATACGGGCATCGTTCATAAGATACGGTTCAGCCTCGCCTAGCGCTGCGTACAGCAATAGATCAGGACAGTTAGCTAGAAATACGTTACTTGAGTTTGAATCCGTAAGGAACGGAGGTGTTGCGTAGTACACAATCTCAATCGTGTAATTTGTATCTGGTACGGGCGCAAACTTAAACTCGGTAGCTAGAATCGTGTAATCCAATGGGACTCCTGATTCTGTCACCCGAGCGTTACGAGAGAACACAGAGGGAGAGATGTAGTTAACAGGTCTAACGGGGTTAGTCTGCACAACCAAGTCCCGAACCTCTAGGAAGTCGCTAGGAAGCGCTACCGTAGCATCGCCACCTGTTGTCGTAGTAGTAGCTGCGCTCATCATCTGACGGATACGCAGGTCTCTACGCAAGCGAATCTCTGCTAACCGGATAAAGTCCGGTATCTGTACAGTTAGATCACTTCTTGCGAGATAGCTTGCGACTGTTGTTTGCAGGTCGCTGTATGTTGTTATTGCCATGTTTTACGTCATCCCATCCGTATTCTTTTGTGCCGATATGCTTGATTAACGGGCTTAGGTCGTGATCGACATAAGTTTCTATTCCGTAATCTAGCGCCTTAACGCAGAAGTGCACATCTTCCCCAATAATGTCCCCGTCATCCTTCCAGATGATGTTGAACCAAGGCTTGGGGATTTCCTTAAATACTTGGGACTTAACCAAGGTCACGCCAAATCCTACGGCTGTAACTTGCTCAATCCCTTGCTTGCCTCTACTTTCTACCTTGCGTAGTACGGCAGAATCCTTCTCCATCTCCAGATTTAATGCTGTCGGGAGGATTGGTGCTCTGCGTGTTGTAGCGTTTACGCCAAGGATAGGTACTTTCCGGCTTAACATCACTTCTAGCGTATTTGCCGGAAACCTCATGTCGGAGTCAATCCATAGGATCGCTTCCGCACCGTCTGCTAAAGCATCGTCTGCCAACATCTCACGCTGTGTAAAGATTAGCGTGCCAGGCATCTGTAATAAAGTTATCTTGTGGTCAGTATTTCTTGCTGTGTAACCAACCATATTAGCTAGGTCAAAGGCAAAGCCCGACATAACGCTATCACGGCATGGTACGCATATAGCTATCTTCATATATTCCCTGGGCGAACACGCAAAAATCGGTTATCAGGATTGTTAAGAAAAGCAGCAAATGCGCTTTCGTCAACAACTGCGAACCCTCTCATAATACCCTTTCTATTCAGATCATCAATGACCGTGTAAGGTATCCGAGCTATGTGTGTTAAATCACCCCAACGGTCTACAGAAGTAATGCTGTTGTAGTCCCGCTTGTTTGCTTCTAGTATTTCTGAAATATCTTGCTTGGTTTCGAGGATTAGTCCACCATTTCCGTCATCGTGGGCTACCGTATGTCTACCTACTTCGGTGTCAACATTAAATAGTTTTTTCATAATCCTAGTGTGGGGTAGAGCCGAAGCCCTACCCCTATCTCAAGTTGAGATTACAGCGCCATGTTCAGGTCAGCGACCAAGCCATGAGCTGCTTCGTTACGCATTTCAAGCGTCAACTCAGCAAGAATCTGAGTCTTGTCGCTATCGCCAGCCTTAGCCAATTCGTTTGTTGCGAATGGGCGTAGGTAAGCAACTGCTGCGTACTCAGGATCAAGCACGAAAGCATCGCTTGCACGCATGAACCTTGAGGGGACCACCGAAACTGAGCCGAAATCGCTCAAATATACATCAGCAGCGCCGATAATGGTAGTAGGAGCATCGGCTGGAGCCATGTAGCGCTGTGCAGCAATACCTGCAAAGCTCGACACTTTCTGCTTACCTGCCGTACCAACCATCAACACTTTTGGCGAACCGCCCGAAGAGTAAACGGATGCAATCACGTTCTTGAGAAGAGTCTCAGTAAACGTGCGAGCAGTACCGTCCGAACGTGTAGACACGCCGATAGTTGTTGGGTTTGCACCGTTAGAGGCTTTGTCTACGTTAGAAACAAGCCACGACAACATCGAACCCATTGTGCGGGCTGTGCTTGACGAACCTGCGCTACGACCTTGGTTTGCACAAAGGATCGTTTCGATGTCACGCTTCAACTCGCTTGATGCACGAGCCAATTGGTAAGCCTTTTCCGACTTGCGACCTGCTTTGTTAACAGTCTCAAGAGTACCGGACACTTGAATCGTCTTTTGAACGATTTGGGTGTAGTTACCAAGGCGGGTTGTTGGGCTAAGTGTTGCCGAAGTAGCGTCAGCACCTTCAACTGCTGCGTTAGCAGTAGTAGCTGCGGACAGGCTGTCTGTCTGCCACTCGTGGTACACGGCTGTAGCTTTGGTACGAGCCAAAGTGTTCAGCAATGGGGTTTCTGTTGGGGAGATGTTATAGATAACATCGGTTAGGTCTTCACGCTGACCAATAGCACTGTGTGCGGTAAATGTAGGCATAATAATTCCTTAAATGAATCGTTCAAATACGCTCGCTGCGTCTCGGACTTTTCCGGTTCGCTTGAGCTGGTTTTGGGCTTTTTTAGTCTGCTCCGAATTTACATCCGTTTGACGTGATACGCCAGGCTTGAGCATTTTAGGCGCTTCGTTAACCTTTTTGGTTACTCCTGCCTTGTTGCCCATTAGCTTCTCGTATTGCATCGCACGGTACAAAGTCAAAACGGCACGAGAGTCATACACACTAGCCAACTCTTCGTCCGACCATCCAATCTTTTTAGCATAATCTCGTATGTCTTTTTTGACCTGTACGGACTTTTGCTCGTCTGCATACTCGGGTATTGCCTCTGCTAACTTATGCGCTTCAACGGCTAGATGGCTATTTAAGTTTTGAGTCTGCTCCGCTTGTTGCTGTTGGGCAATGCGTGCTCGCTCTAGCTGAATAGCTTGTAGCTGCCTCTCTCGCTGAGTTTGTTCGGCTACCTTTACTGCAAACCCAATCGGGTCGGTTTCCTTAAGAGCTTCTAGGTTTTCCTGCGGCTCACGAGACTTTAATGCGTTCTCAATTAGTGCAAGCCTAGCTTGGTACTGATCTCTCTCTGTCTTTGCTTGCTCGATTACTTGGCGCTCAGATTCGACCTGCTTGCGCTGTTCTGCGAGTGTTTGGGTTTTCTTAGTGTAGTCTGCCTCTCGTTGATAACCCTTGATTAAGTCATCGAGCGTGACCTCTATTTCTTCACCCGAGGCTTTCACCTTGTAGCGAGGTTGCTCTTCTACTTGCTCTTGGTCTTCAACTTGCTCACCATCTGATTCGGATTGCTCCTCGTCTGACTGTGCTTCCTGAGTTATCTCTTCGGATTCAGGTGCGGTATCTGGTTGCTCTTGCGAGTCCTCACCACCCATTAGCCCTAAAAATGCTCCGGCGGCTTGATCCACCGAAAGCGTCCCATTTCCCTCTGCGGGAGTCATGTTTTCGCTCATTTGATTACCCTAATGTTGCTAGATACTGTCTAGCGCAGTTTTGCACCATGTGGCGCATATTCCTAAAATATCTTCCATCGTTTCTCGTTAATCTTTGCGTCATCCGCTATAGATTGAAAGTGAGAAACAATTTGCTCAATCGTGGAGTAATTCCGGTAGGCTTGTTCCCGACCGTCTATGTCCTCTGCGTTTGAGTTAACAATTTGTGTGACGTACATTTGTTTAAGCCTTTCAATCTCTTCTACAAAGAACTCGTCTCTCAAAAGGCTTGCTGCACGCTCTGATCTGTTCATACCAACCCTGTAGGAGATATTGGTGCTGTAGGCAATGCTTGTGGTGCGTATGCGTCTCCAAACCTACCCGCACCGAAGTACGGTCCTGCGGTCGGCAAGCTAAAGCCTGGGAACAGGTTAGCTAGGTTTGCATTGGCACTATCAATCGTACCGCCACCGTAGCCGTATGGGTTTCCTGCCATGTTTAGGTAGTTACCCATTGCGCTAGGCATGGTAGCTACGATTGCCTTTAATTGCTCTGAGCTAAGTCCTGTTGGTGCTGAACTGCCACCTGTAGAACCCTGTTTAGGCGCTAAAGCGTTAAGCGCTGCTAAACCACCTAGAGCTAAGCCACCTTGTACTAATGAGTTTGAACCAAGTCCGGCAAATAAAGAGCCTAAGCCTCCACCTGACCCACCTAGAGCACCCTGTACGCCGAACTCAGCACCTAGACCGCCTTCCGAGGCTAATGCAAGCGCTTCTGCGGCACTCATGCCACCAGCACCCGCAGCGCCTAAGCCACCAAGAGCACCTTGCACACCAAACTCTGCCCCTAAACCACCCGCATTTGCAGCAGCCGTAAGAGCTTCCGCTGCGCTCATACCACCAGCACCAGCCGCACCAAGCTCAGTAGCTCCCAATAGTCCGGCTTCAGCGATAGGGAAAGCTGTAGCACCACCTGCCGCACCTAAGCCACCTACACCAAAAGCACTGTTAAGCGCCAATCCACCGCCCGTAATAGCAGCAGCAGACGCTAGAAACTTCCAAAATGCAGGGTCTTTAGCCATACCCGCAAAGTCACCGGCAATAGTGCCAAACCCACTACTATCCTTTGGCATGAAAAACGCTTGTTGTGCAACAGTCCCACCGATAGCAGGAATACCTGTATTACGTGTAGTTTGTGAGCTTGGGTCGTTTGGGTCTGACAAATATAGCTTTTGACCATCCTCTGTCGTAGCTTGCACCAAGGTATCAGCCGTAACGGGTTTACCGCCTGACAATACATTAAGCGAATCTACAGGTACTACACCGGCAGATGTATATACACCCTTAACATTCCCGCTACTATCAAGATACAAAGTAGGTTGACCACGCCAATCAAGATTAGCAACCGTTAAGCCTTCTGTGCTAATTGTACGAGGCGCTTGCGTAGCACCTGTAAATGCGCTTGGGTTTTGGTAATACGCTTGCTGAACTTGTTGCGTAGCAGCTTGCTGCATTAAGTCATTAGCTACCGCCTGTGCCGCCTCGTATACAGGAGTGCCAACCAAAGTATCTGCACGAGCCTGAGCCTGTGCTGCCGCTTGTTGTGTCTCTTGTATAGCCTGTGCTGCTTGAGAGGCTTGGAAAGCGTTTTGTGCGTTTAGATCATCTAGCGCACGAGTGTAACCCTGAGAAGCCAAACGCTCTGCGTGCTCACGCTCCATGCGTTGCGCTTCTTCCCAATCAGGCACATATCCATCACCACCATGCAGACGCATAGAGCGTCCACCAATAACGCTACCACGCTGCCTAAATGCCCCAATTGGTAGCATCGAATCGTGTGTATATCTCATGCAATCACCTTAGTGAAATTCTTTTCGTAATTCGTGTAGCCTAAAGACTCTATTAAGCCCGTGTGGTCGTGATCTACTTTGCAGCTAATCATCACCCGTTTAACATCGGCATTACGCAATACATTCTCTGCGTACTTAAACAGTCCCTTGCCAATGCCGTTACCCCTGTACTCAGGATCAACGTAATACCAATCCTCTTTTGCTATCCTGTAGCCTTTGTGACGCATATGATCGTACACAAAAAACCCAATCCATCCGACAAGTTTGCCATCAACTCGGCAAGTAATTAGCCTGTAAGACTTTTTTGCAACCGAGTACCTAAGCCAATCTATATTTAACGGAGTATCCGAGAAAGCATTTACTTCCGCATGGTGCTTAATAGCTAGTGGCAATAACTCGTCCACTATGTCCTCAATATGCTCAACCTTTAGGGATGGCTTCATTCCTTATACGCTTCGTATATTTGCGCTAGTGACAATGCCAGCGCTTAACTCTGCGGCTTTTAGCTGAATCTCAGCCTCTAGCTCACGAGCCTTAAGCGCCATCTGTGCCTCTGTCTTTTCCCGCATTAACTGAATCTCTGCGGCTGCTTTCTCACGCTGTAACTGAATGTCAGCCATAGCCTTCTGTTGTGCTGCCTGTACATCTGCCTGTGCTTTCTGTTGAGCAATCTGAATCTGTGCTTGTGATTGCTGAATCAGAGCGGCTGTAGTTGGGTCAGGCTGTGGTTGCTTAGGTTGTGCAAGTTGCGCCTCAATCTCGGGAGTAATCTCCTTAAAGAACTCTGCGCTGTCTGTAAACCCTGCTGCCTCGATAAACCGTCCTAGCGTGCCACGATACTGTCCGACAGATACCAATGGGTTGTTAGGACCGAACTGTTGCAAGATTGCCTCTTGTTTAGCAAGCACCATCTGCAACATAGTCATCTGCTCGGCTTTCGAGCCTGTCCCTAAACCTACTGAAATGTCTACATCGTACTGATTCGACCACTCACGAGGGTCTACAGGCACATACTTGCCACGCAGACGCATGACAGTAGGCTTGTCCTGATACTTACAAAGTAGCTGTAGGATGCCTTGGAACAGGGTTTTAACGCCTGTCTCGGCAAAGATACGAGCCACTAGCTCTAGCTTGCCACCTGCCGCAGCGGTAGACGCAG